CAGGAATACTTGGGCAATCAAGAATGGAGCAACCACCTTGGCATCATATACTGCCTATGGTTACGCAGGGCATCTTGATGACCCATTCAATCCACAAGCAGATATCAACTGGGGTGCAACTAAGGAGGTATTCTATAACGCATCAGCGGTCACAGCAGCGAACTTGTTTGCAGGTTATTGGTCTGAGTACATTGCTGAGATAACTGACAAGGATAGCAAGTTACTGACCTGCTCTGTGAAGTTGAATGAGGTGGACATTTATAACCTTGATTTTAGCAAACTAATATACATTGATGGTTCACTTTGGCGGTTGAATAAGGTCTTGGATTACAATCCTATGGACTTTAACGTGACAAAGGTTGAACTTCTTAAAGTAATTGAATTAAACTATATTTAAATGTCAGAAGAAATAGTTGGTGTCAAGATAAAGGTTGATGGTACTGATATGAATAAGTCAATCGGTGACCTCAAAAAGAGTATTGCCGAGACTGAAGCAGAAATAAAAAGTTTATCTGATGCATATGGTGCAACAAGCAAAGAAGCACAGGATGCACAAAAAAGGTTAGCACAATTACAAGATGTAACAAATCAAAAGATTGAGCAACAAAACCAACGCATTGATAATGCTGCCAAGACAGTAAGTGCATTGTCTGCTGCATATGGTGGCGTTCAAGGTGCTTTAGAACTTACAGGTCTTGCAGGAGAGGATACCATCAAACAACTTGCAAAGATTCAATCTGCACTTGCAATTGGTGATGCGGTGCAAAACCTTGCTGAGTTTAGAGGTGCGATTACTTCCACTTTTTCTTCAATGCGTAGCGGTGCTGTAAAAGCATTCAATGCTATCAAAGCAGGTATTGGTTCAACTGGTATAGGTGTTTTGTTATTGGCACTTGGTGCAATTGTTGCTTATTGGGATGATATCAAAGAGGCGGTCAGTGGTGTAAGTAGTGAGCAGAAGAAACTAAATGAATCAGCAAAGGAGAACCTAAAAACTCAAGAGGAAAAACTTGATGCAATAGATGGTCAGACCAACCAATTGAAATTGCAGGGTAAGAGTGAAAAGGAAATCCTAAACATAAAGATTAAGCAAACAGATGAAGCAATCAAGGCTGCTGAGATTAATTTAGCAAATGCTAAGGCAACAAGGGACGCACAGATAAAGGCAGCGGAAAGAAATAAGAACATCTTGCAGGGGTTGATTACTATGGTCACCTCACCCATTACAGCGGTACTTGCAGGTATTGACTTGATAGGTAAAGCAGTTGGTAAAAACTTTGGTTTAGCAGAAGGGTTCACTGGTGGTTTGGCAAAGATGGTATTTGACCCTGAGCAAACTGCAAAGGATGCAGATGCTACCATAAAAGAGGCACAAGATGGATTGAATAAACTTAAAGAAAAAAGAGCAGGGTATCAACTATCTGTCAATAGCATAGATGAACAAGCAGCAACTAAAGCAAGAGACCAAGCAAAAAAAGATGCTGCAGATGCAAAAGAAAAAGCAGACAAAGCAATAGAAGATGCAAAAAAAGCAAGAGAAAAAGAACTTGACAAAATAATTGCGGGAAGATTAGAGCAAGATGAATTATTAAAGGAAATTGATGACAGAAGAAAAGAATCAATAAAAAGCATTGATCCAATTATAGCAAATCAAGCAAACCTTCAAATAAAAACTATTGGAGAAAGGGTAAATGCAGAAACTGAAGCACAGAAAAAAATAGATGCATTAAGAGCAGAGGATGCAAAAAATGTAGAATTATATGAAAAAGCAAAAGCAGATGCCTACTCACAAACTGCTAACGCATTAGGAGCATTGGGGCAAATAGTAGGACAAGAAACAGCAACTGGTAAAGCCTTGTCTGCTGCACAAGCATTGATTAATACATATTTAGGTATTACCCAAATTTGGGCAAATAAAACAACTATACCTGAACCATTTGGAACTATTCAAAAAATTGCATCAACAGTAACAGCAGCAGCATCAGGATTCACAGCAGTAAAAAATATAGCAAAGGTAAAAGTGCCAGGGTTTGGCGGGGGGGGTGTCTCAACTCCATCACTTGCTTCGATTACTGCACCAGTTGGAACACAACCACCACAAGCACAATTAACACAATTAAATCAAGCATCTATAAATCAAATGGGATCAGCAGCAGGTAGGGCATACGTTGTAGAATCTGACATCACTAATCAACAAGAAAAGATAGTAAGAATAAATAGGGCAGCAAGACTTGCCTAATCAAAAACAATAAAAAACATAACAATGGAAAAGAACATTCCAATATTTAACTTAGAGATTACCAATGACCTTGAGGATGATGTGGAAGTAGACGTGATAAGTTTGGTTGACCGACCTGCAATAGAGAGGTCTTTCCTTGCCTTTAATGAGGATGAGTTTGCTGAGTCGTATACAGACTATCCTGAAAGTGCTAAGAATAACGCACAGAGAGCATTGGATTGGGCAGAGAAAAACGGATGGGGAGATTGCGGTGAGGCAACTGGCAAGATTCGTGCTAACCAAATCGCAAAGGGTGAACCCATCACGAGGGATACGATTGCCCGTATTAGTGGATTTAAGAGGCATCAAGAGAATAAAGATGTCCCATATTCTGAAGGATGTGGTGGTCTTATGTGGGATGCTTGGGGTGGTACTTCCATGATTGAGTGGGCAAGTAATAAACTGAAGCAGATTGATAAACAAAAGTTTGTAATCCAAGATGAGGAGCAACAAATCATTAGCGGTCCATTAATGTTGGCAGATACCCCAATCTATCGCAATGACCACAATGGGGAGTATTATGTGGTGTTCACAAAGGATACAATTAAAAAGATAGCACAGAGGTACTTCAAGAAAGGGTATCAGGCAAACGTGAATCTTATGCACGATTCAGGGCAATCCGTTGAAGGTGTGACAATGTTTGAGTCTTTTATCAGTGACAAGGTTAGGGGCATCCAACCTATGAAAGGTTTTGAGGATGTGCCTGATGGGTCTTGGTTTGGTTCATTTAAAGTAGACAATCCCGAGGTATGGGCAGAGATAAAGGCGGGAAATGTCAGAGGTTTCTCAGTTGAGGGGCAATTTAACTATAGGAAGACAGGAGATAAAAAAAGTTTGAAGTTGGCGGTAAGGTTACACTGGTAGATGAAACAGGAAATCAAGTTCCTGCTCCTGCTGGTGAACATGAACTCGCTGATGGTTCTGTTATGGTTCTCGATGAGAATAGCATCATCACTGAGATTAAAGTACCTGAAGTAGAACTTCCTGAAGTTCCTGAGGTAGAGATTGAAGTAACTGCACCAGTAGCAGAGGACATGATGAAGAAGAAGATTGAAGAGATGCAGAAGCAACTTGATGAAATCAAAATGGCGTATGATGCCAAACTTGCCTCTCAAGAAGCAAAGTTCAGCAAGGGCATGAGTGACATTTCAGATGTTTTGGTTCAATTGTTGAATACACCATCTGCAAATGCAACTGAAACACCGAAGGAAAGGTTTAATGTACACGTTGAAAAAAAGGAAGATAAACTAAGTCGCTTTCTTGATTTCGCAAAATCTATTAAGTAAAAATTTCTCAAACAATAAAAATAAAATAAAATGAGTTTTAGTGTAGGAACATTGGCAAACTATACAAAAGAGAACGAGAAACTGCTCGTTGTATCTTCTGTACTTGGTAGCAAAACTGCATCTTTGATTAAAGAGGCAGGGACTGTATTAATCGGAGTAAAGTCCTCAGAAACCATAAATATTATGGAAACTGATGCCGTATTCCAAGATGGTTCTTCTTGCGGATTTAACGCTTCAGGTCTGACTTCTTTCACACAAAGGGCAGTAACCGTTGGTAAAATCAAGGTTAACGAAGCACTGTGTATGAAAGATTTAGAGTCGAAGTACCTGCAAAAAGCACTCCCAGCGGGGTCTAAATATGATACTATGGTATTCGCTGAAGAGTTCACAAATCGTAAAGCAGAGAAAATTGCTGCACAACTTGAAAAAGCCTTGTGGCAAGGTGACACTGGAAGCGTTGATGTAAACCTCAATAAGTTTGATGGTTTGATTAAGTTGATTAATGCAGCAGGTGGTACAGTTGTAAACGCTAACAGCGTTGCTCTTCATGGAGTTGTTGAGACTTCAATCACTGATGCAAACGTAATCAGTATCTTTGATGATATCTACAAAGCAATTCCTGCTGAGGTAATTGACAAGGAAGATATCGCAATCTTCTGTGGTATGGATGTTTTCCGTACTTACACTGTAAAGTTGAAGTCTTCTAACTTGTTCCATTACAAGTATGATGAGGCTGCCAATGGTCAGTTCTTCCTTCCAGGTACAAACGTGCGTGTTATCGCAGTTCAAGGTCTGAATGGTACAAATGACATCGTAGCATCAAGGATTTCTAACTTCTACATAGGCACAGACCTTTTGGACGAGCAAGAAAAATTCGAACTGTTCTATGCCGCCGAGGCAATGCAAATGAGGTTCGTATCAGAATTTAAGATGGGAATCCAACTTGCATTTCCAACGGAAGTAGTTAAGTTCTTCGTTTAAATAACATTGATGGTGAGGGGTGGTTTCCATCCCTTGCCTTCATTATAAATTTTATAATATGCCGTGTGCTTTAACTCAAGGATATGTATTGGACTGTAAAGAGTCCATTGGTGGCATCAAAGCGGTTTGGTTCATTCCGTTTGAAAATGTCACTGCGATAACTGAAGCCTCTGGTGTTGTTACTACAATCACCAAAGCATCAGGAAAAGTTTTCTATAAGTACCAATTGGTAAAGCAGACCTCTTCACTTACTGAGAATATTACAGCATCAGTTGAAAATGGTACTGTATTCTATGCCCAAGAATTGTCAATCATCCTCAACAAACTTCAAGCAAACACAAGAAATGAGATTCTTCTTCTTGCTAAGAACAATCTCCTCGCTGTAGTTCAAGATGGTAATGACAAGTATTGGTTGCTTGGCAAGGTGAATGGTGCTGATCTTACTGGTGGCAATGGTGCAACTGGTACAGCTTATGGAGACAGGAATGGTTATACATTGACATTTACTGCCAATGAACCTGCACTTGCTCCTGAGGTGTCAAGTACGATAATTGCAGGATTAACTGCGTAAATAGGAAGGTTTAGAATTGAGTAAGGGTATCCATTTCGGATGCCCTTTCTTTTTGGGTAAAAG